GAGCTACTAAAAAGCCCAAGGCAGAGTAATTATAATAACTATACGGTAATATAGGACATTATTGTCCTATTACCACGGGAATATATGAATCTAGGATTCGATCTTATAAGTGATCTTAATATCACAGAAAATGACCAGTTTGACTGGGAGGGTAAACCAACCAGCTTGTATTGTCTGGTTGCAGGTAATATATCAAATAATGTAAATGTATTAAACAAAACTCTTTTGCATCTTAGTAAATGTTATCAAGGGGTATTCTTTATAGACGGTAATCTAGAAAACCCTTCAGTATATGAACATATTGCTGTGGCAAATAGAATTACTGAATCATTTTCAACAATACCAAATCTTATTTATTTACGTAATAATGTAGTCGTAGTAGATGGTGTAGCAATATTGGGTATCAATGGTTGGAGTAATTATAAAAGTTATACCGATGGAGATAAATTTGAAATAAAAGCAAGAAGATATGATGATTTAGTGTATCTAGAACAAACAACTAGAAAATTGCAATTACATCCTGATGTAAGAAAAATTATCATACTTAGTAATAGTGTACCATCACTAGATTTGTATTTTGGTGAGATACCAGATATAGATAAAGATGAAATTGAATTAGACTATGTATTAGATATAGATACTGAACACAAAGTCACACATTGGGCATTTGGCTCACATAAAAAAATAGTTGACACCGTCAAAGACAATATCAACTATCTTAATAATCCAAAATACGAAACCAATCCGTACTACGCAAAACGCATTACTTTGTAAGTTACGCTTCTGCCTCAATTTTAACTTGAAGCGGGAAACCTTCATTTCTTGCATGTAAAGTCACTTCAATTCCCTTTTGTTCTGCAATTTCGTATGGAAGAACTGCTACAGTAGCACTGCCTTGTTCGTGTATGCCTGTAGTAATAGATTCAGCGGTATCACTGGTATAGCTAAAATGATCTACCAAACTACGAACAACAAAATCCATCGTTGTAAAATTGTCATTTATATAAATAACCTTAAACATAGGAGGTTCTGTGATTTTTATATTTGGTTTAATTTTATTTCTTGTATCAATTTCGTGGGACATTATATAACCTCTTTTAGAATTGATGAGTGCAAAAATACACTCATCAATTATTTACACAATATGTATTATACTATTTAGTATACTTAATTGCAATCTTTTTCGGCTTCATTTCTTCTGGAATTATTCTTTCTAAATGAATCGTCAAGATCCCATTCTCATTGACTGCATCTTTAACTTTGACATGATCTGCTAATGTGAACTCACGGTGAAAGTCTCTGTTACTTATTCCTTGATGTAGATATTCTTTTGGCTTATCTAAATCACGAATCTTACTACCGTTGATAACCAATACATGACCCTCTAAGCTTATGTCAATTTCACCTTCTGAGAATCCAGCAATTGCTAATTCAATTGCAAAACTGTTCTCTGAAAATTGTATGATATTATAGGGCGGATAATTATTGTTATTTTGAGAACTGGTAATTCTCAATAGTTCATCTAACATACTATCGAATCCAATGCCAAATTTGTGCATTGAAGGTATATCTAATGATCTTAATGTTAATGTTCCTGTTGTCATTTTATTTCTCCTTTAATAAGCAAGTTTATGACTGTCAGGCCCGTTAAACGGCACCTGACATAATTTTCTAATTAAACAGTTGGCTCTGCTTCTGTTTCTTTAGTTTCTGTGCTTTCAGCATTTACTGTATTGGCAGTAGCATCACTGTTTGCAGCTTCTTCAGCTTTCTTTTTAGCTTCCTCTTCCTCAAATTTGAGTTTAGTGATTGGACCAATTGCTTCGTATAGCTTAGGAACGCTCTCTTCAATTGCTTTAGCGTCAGTGCCTTCCATAGCATCTTCTACTGCTTTGATAGCATCAGCAGCTTTTTGTCTTTCTTCTTCAGTAACTTTGTCACTATATTTTTCAAAGTCTGATTTAAAGCCATTCAATGTACCTTCTGCATTATTACGTGCGACAATTAAATCACGCATTTGCTTGTCAGCCTCTGCATTCTCTTCACCGTCTTTGACCATTTGTGCAATTTCAGCCTCTGAAAGTCCAGAATTAGCCTTGATAGTGATTTTGTTTTCTTTACCAGTGCTTTGATCCTTAGCGGACACTTTGAGAATACCGTTAGCATCGATGTCAAGTGTAACTTCAATCTGTGGTACACCTTTTGGTGCGGGTGCAATATCACCTAATTGGAATTCACCTAATACTTTATTGTATTGGAATAGTTCACGCTCACCCTGACCAACCTTAATAGTTACCGCAGGTTGATTGTTTTCAGCAGTACTGAATACTTGTGATTTCTTAGTAGGAATAGTAGTATTCTTTTCAATTAACTTACTAAACACACCGCCTAATGTCTCGATACCTAATGATAGTGGAGTAACATCAAGTAACAATACATCAGTACGTCCACCGCTCAACACATCACCTTGAATAGCTGCACCAGCTGCTACTGCTTCGTCTGGGTTAACATCTTTGCGAGGTGCTTTACCAAACAATGACTCAACTACTTCTTGAACTTTTGGCATACGTGTCATACCACCAACCAAAATAACTTCATCAATATCATCAGCAGTTACTTTAGCATCACTCATAGCAGTCTTGCATGGTGCTAAACTACGTTGAATTAGTTCGTCAACTAAGCTTTCTAGCTTACTACGTGTCAATTTAACATTCAAGTGTTTTGGACCTGTTGCATCAGCAGTTACATAAGGCAAGTTAACATCAGTTTGTGCACTACTTGAAAGTTCAATCTTAGCTTTCTCTGCGGCTTCCTTCAAACGTTGTAATGCCAATACGTCTTTACTCAGATCAACGCCTTGATCCTTTTTGAATTCATCAATCAAATAATCCATGATACGTTGGTCAAAGTCTTCACCACCTAAGAATGTATCACCGTTTGTTGATAGTACTTCGATTTGCTTGTCACCGTCAACATCTGCAATCTCAATGATTGATACATCAAATGTACCACCACCTAAGTCATAGACTGCAACTTTACGGTCTTTCTTGTCTGTCTTGTTAACACCATATGCCAATGCAGCTGCAGTTGGTTCATTGATAATACGTAATACTTCTAGACCAGCAATTTTACCTGCATCTTTAGTAGCTTGACGTTGACTATCATTGAAATAAGCTGGAACTGTAATAACTGCTTGTGTTACTTCACTGCCCAAATAATCTTCAGCAGTTGTCTTCATTTTACGTAAGACTTCAGCAGAAATTTGTGGGGGTGCTAGTTTGTTGTCATTGACTTGAACCCAGGCATCACCATTATCATTTTTGATAATTTGATAGGGCATTAAGTCAATATCTTTCTGTACTGCTTCCTCTGTGAACTTACGTCCAATTAGGCGTTTTGCAGCATAGATTGTGTTCTTGGGATTTGTAACTGCTTGACGTTTAGCACTTGCACCTACTAAAATCTCATCATTAGCATATGCTACGATAGATGGTGTAGTTCTAGCACCTTCGCTATTTTCAATTACTTTGGGGATACCATTTTCGATAATGGCTACACATGAATTTGTGGTACCAAGGTCGATACCGATTACTTTGCTCATAATTTTCTCCTTAAAAAAGCAAGATTTTAAAAATACAGACCTGACTGTCAGCATCTGTATTATTTATATATTTTACAATGTTGCGTAAAATATTTGTATATTATTGGGTTAATATAATTTTGGGGGAAGTTGCTGATCACGTAAATGTTTTTTCCATCTACGTTTAGCTTGACTTTTAGCTAGTTTACGCTTAATAGTTGGCTTAACATACTCTTGGCGATCACGAACTTCTTGGAGTAATCCTGATTCTGTTATTTTTTTCTTAAATTTACGTAATGCTTTCTCAACATTTCCGTCTGGTCCTACAATGACTTTTCTTCCTGGCATAATATTGCAGTTGGGTTAATAACTAGCTCCTTAGTAATATTTAGCTTAGTCATATTATTTTTACGATAATATCTAGTCTTATACATGTGCGGCATTAATACACGTTCAATTTCTGTATGTAGTCCACGAGCACCAGTTTTAAGCTTCAATGTACATTCAGCAATTTCTTCTAGTGCATCAGGTGTAAATGTTAGTTCAATTTTATCTAAACCTAACAAATATTGATACTGACTAGTATAATTGTTTTTAACATCTGTTAAAATATGAACTAGTTGTTCTTTGTTTAAATTTTGAATGCTAACAGTGGTAGTAAACCTACCTATGAATTCAGGTATCAATCCAAATTTAGTTAAATCATCTGGTGTTACTTTACCCAAATCACCTTCGATTTTACTATCTTTGATATCAGCGCTAAACCCAATTGTTGTACCATTCATGCGATTACCAATGATATCTTTCAAACCTACAAATGCGCCACCTGCAATAAAGAGTATATCTTTTGTGTTGACTTCGATCATATCACCGCCGGGATGCTTTCTTCCACCCTGATTTGGCACTCTACATGTAGTACCTTCTACTAATTTCAGTAAAGCCTGTTGAACACCTTCTCCTGATACATCACGTGTGATACTAGCACTTTCACCCTTACGTGCAATTTTATCAATTTCATCTACAAAGATAATACCTTTTTGTGCTTTATCAACATCACCGCCTGCCGCATTGAGTAGCATAACAATCATACTCTCTACATCATCGCCTACATAGCCTGCTTCGGTTAAACTTGTAGCATCAGCAACCACAAAAGGTACTTTTAAAAATTTGGCAGCAGTTTTAGCTAGTAGTGTTTTACCACTACCAGTTGGACCTAATATCAATACATTACCCTTTTGAATTTCTAAATTCTTGGGTGGATGTGTAATGCGTTTATAGTGATTTGTTATGGCTACACTTAATGTAACTTTAGCAGAATCTTGTCCAATCACATATTGATCCAAATACTCTTTAACACTTTCAGGATCATACTGCTCTTCGGTATTTACTTCGGTAGGTTCGATTGTTTCATCAATAATGAGGTCTTGGCATAATTCAATACAGTCACTACATATTGAAACATTCTCACCTACGACTAATTTCTTTACTGATTCTTTGCTATTGCCACAAAAACTGCAATTGTTGATGGATTTGTTTTCTTCTGTCATAAATCTTTATAGTTATAATTACTTATCAATGTTCAGTTTGACCATACAAAAATAGTTACCCTATTACTGGCACAACTTTCTATCTTTGTATACGTCAGCTAGTTTCATCACAGTTGTTTCTAAGTGATCAAAGTATCGCAAATAACTGTATTCAGGTGAACTAGAGTTTAATACGATGTCATCTACCAATTTTTCTCGTTCTATATCTCCGGCAGTAACATGATATTCTGATCTCCAACATTTTGCATACAAAGTTCTATTGTTTGAATCCAAAAATTTAGTTACAATAATACCAGTATTAAAGTGTTCAATCATATTGTAAATTTTTTCATCATTAAAATAGTATGTATGTATCTGTGCGAATATACTATTATGATTAGGATTTATTCTCAATACAACTTTATAAGGACTACTGGTATTGTTATCAGCTAACAATTTTAATGTTTCATCCAATGCTTTGTAATAATTTTGATTAGATGTTCTTTCACCCTTTACAATAAGAATTAGTTGCCTTTTATCATTGTATTTGTACTCTACACCAGTATCCTTGTACAGCATACCTTGATCATAGTAGTTATCCAAAATATTTTGAAGTAATTTTTCTTGTTGAGTTCTAAGATTCAATAGTGACTCATATTTAGATGCAATTTGTTCCCCATCTAAATTGGTTCTATGTCTTTCTCCTAGAATCATCTCAGCAATATGGCTACTCTTAACAACTACATTCATAGATAACGCAATATTTTTACCTACTTGTGTAGTGCTTAGTATTTTGTAACTATCAATGTAACCAGCACTATAGTTGATGATTTGATTCTTAATCAATTGATTGTTGCTGGCTTCTTTCTCACTTACAAGAACTGTACCAACAACATATTCAATAGCAGTTTTGAAACCATTTTGTTTAGCCTCTTCAACTGTTACACCAACACCAGTTATGTGAATCTCTTGTGATGGATTGTTGTTATTACTTGTTGCAAGTTGAGGAGTAGTGGTGCTAGCGCAAGCAGTCAATAAGACTGCTAGTAAAATAGCTAAGTATTTCATTGAAATTTCTTACGCAATGATAAACTTGCTTTATCGCTATCTTGATCCCAACGAATAGTTACTTGTACAGTTTGTCTATCCACTACTCGTTCATCAACTGCATATACACCACGTAAAATACCCTGTGCTTGTACACGAATATTTTCAGTCAATGATTGTACTGTATCATTTGCATTTTCACGTACTGCCCAATTTGTTTCTTTATCTGCATCAGTATCAGACATTGCGACTTCGGTATCTGCATTGATACGATTTTTAATTCTATCATTAGCTTTTTCAACATTCTTTGTTAAGACTGTTTTAACTTCAGTAGTTGAAATATCTTCATTGATGAATCTACGCAATTTTGCTTTTGCATTCATACTTGCAATATTGAATGCATTTTCACGATTCACCTCACTATTTCCATAGCTTGGTGCATATGCAGTAACTTCAATTGATTTGATATCACCTTTAGAACAAGCAGAACCTAATATACCAGTTGGGAAATTACAGTTCCACTCAATTTTTACACCTTTTCGTGTAAAATTGGTAGCAAGTTTTTGTGCATTGATTGGTGTGATTTGACCTGCATCTAGCCCAGTTTCTGGTTTGATAGATGAACAAGCTACCAATGTAGTAGCAATAGCTAAACTGATTAAAGTGAGTTTCATAGAGACCTCGTAAAGTTGTTGAACAATAATAGTAGTATATTATAAATTGGATTTATAATCAATTATTTTGGGTATAACCCTTAGTTTTGATGTTTTTGTATGTATTCTGCAACAAAATCTTGTTCAGCCGGTGTTAATAATTCTGGATCATATTCACCGCTTTCCAATTTTTCAATTAAATGTTTGATATAATCATCATTACCCAAATAACTGTCAGTAGATTCTCTATTAGTTTCTATCCATTTAGAACCATTATATTTGAATACCTTATTTGGCATAGCATCTACTCTAACAAAAATGTCACCAGATGATGCTGTAGCAGGGAAACTTATGCCAAATCCTACTTTTGGTTCTGTAGAGGCTCCGTCAACTTGTAATTTTAAATCAGGTCTTAATTCTTGTAGTACACGATAGTGCATACGCTTACCCTGATACTCAACATATTCACCATGTAACTGTTTAAAATCAGGAATGGTAACATCATTGTCTACAGTTATGTTATCAGATGCAGTTAGTTCAACATTTTTATTGGCAAAGTCAGGACCTGTTTGGACCCATTCATCATTTACCTTAACACCTTCAAAATTTGGAGTACTATCCTTAGGTATGGTATCATCTACTGCATCTTGTTCTTCTTTTGTAAGAATAGTTATTTCAATATCTTCGTTTTTTGTATTGTCAATAACATCACATTCTTTATTGGGGCAGAAAGGACCTATGCCCGGAACATTGATTAAAGGTGTGCCACATTTGTAACATGGGTCTAATGTGGGATCACTAGCTTTTTCAATTTCATTTAATTCTTCTTCTGTTGGCTTCTCACCAACATCAGCATCTAGTTCTTGTATAGTAGGAAATACTTCATCGTATAATTCTTCCTGTTCTTTAATTACTTCAGGAATTTCTTGTTCACGTTCTTCTAACTCTTTATCCCAATCTTTACTTTGATTTGCGGCTAGCACCAACATAATAGCAAGCGGATCAAACACAATCACAAGTAATATGATAACCCAGCGTACTGCTCGTTCTAAGATGTTTTGATCTGGATTGTCTCCATAGATGAAGGCTGCAATGTATTTGATTGGTCCAACTTCTGCCTCGACCTTTCGTACCTCCTTAGCAATAGGCGCTCTTTCTTCATTAAGGTTAGCGATGCGTTTCTGCGATTCGCCAATCTCTTGAGTAAGGCGACTACGTTCTTTCTGCTGGGCTCTTCGTATTGCGACGGCTTTATCCGCCCCTTTTTCGTCTTCACTACGACCCATAACTTGGTCCACTGCGTCATCCATCTGTTTGAGAGCTTTGCGATTTGCATCTATGTTTTCTTTCTCAGTTTTAATTTTTTCATCATACAATGCAATTTTATCAAGTACATCACCACTGATCATTCCTTGATCCATGTGTGCTTTTGACAAGAAGCCAAATATACCCATACTCGTAATCAATGCAAGTATAACAATTGCAGGTACTAGATAGATTTTAGTAATAAGGCTTGCATAATGCCAATATTTACGCAACCAAACGGTTGTAGTAACTTTAGCAATTTCTAATGCACTACCCATGATAACGACAGGAATAACTGCACCGGCAAAGATAGCAGTTAAACCAATGATACTATACCAGGCAGCAATGGTACTAAGACCCAATGCTACCAATAATGTCATATTACTGAAAGAAAAGATTTTTTTGAACATAGAATATTTATCTAGATGGTCTAATAGGTGGATCAGTTATACCAAATAAATGACCAAAATTAGCAAGAAAATCATGTTGACGCATAACCTCTTTTTTAGGAATACCGGGCCCAGATGTTACTAAAAATGTTACAAAAGGTTCAACTCGTGCGGTTAAATCATAATCACGCATTTTGATTTGTATAACTTTGATGGTATTACCGTCAGGGAAGGTATAACTCTTCCCAACCAAATTGTATTCATCTGTCATTCGAGGTTCTCGTATACATTAAATTCACTCCACTGACCACGCCAGTTATCGTCATCCATACCCTCATCATCAAGTTCTTCACCGTCATAGACTAATCTTGTAATGATACTACTACCTTCAATGTCGTTTGTTTTGTAACCGAACTTGCGAGGATCAAACTCTTCACCTTCTTCAATAGTAATAGTAGTTTGAATACAACTACCTTTGCCACCTTGTGTCCAAACAACAAATGTACCTTTACCTAAGTATTGAGGATACATTTCATCAGTTTCTTCAGTCATGTCATATGATGTAATACTACCATAACCATGAGCATCTTGAATAAAACTTGCTACATCACCTTCATAGATTTCTACACCATCTTGGTTGGTAATCGTCATTGAGGTATCATCTTCATCAAATCCCCAAATGCTCTTAACGTCTTGGTACTCATAATAAGGCATAGTAAACTGTGCATCTTCGGGAGTACCTTCTTCCTCATAGTCATAGTTCTCATTAAGTGCATCATCTAGATCACCGTAGCTACGGTCATCACTACTCCAATAATCATATTGTGCTTTAGTGATTGTACCTACACCAATCTCACGTGTACGACCCCAGACACGAATAGTATATTCACCAGCTGGGTAATTTGGTAAAGTTTCTTCTGGATCAGCTTCTATAGGTTTTTGCAATACTGATAAATCCTCTAGAAATTCTTCTTCATCATCTACTTCAATTGCATTTTCAAAAGGCCATTTTACTGTTGGTTTAAGTTCATTTGGTTTATCAATTGGGAAAGGCCAGTGTACTTCTTCACCGTCTTCCTCATCTTCATCCTCGTCTTCAGATAATGATTCAAATTCACGTTTAAGTTCTTCTAATGCCTCTTCTAATTCTTTTGTTCTTTGAGTAATATCTACCTCATCTTCACGGTTATCCATATCGACCCAACCCTCACCGCAATGTGGGCATATATACTGACCATCCATTTCAATCAAGTCTTCTTGTGCTACAACTTTATCACAGCTATAGCAAGGATCACCTTCTAAGTTTTCTTCCTCTTCTTCTTTTGCCCAACGTGCCATACGCTCATTACGTTCTTTTTCTTCAACAATACCTACCTCTGTCAATTCTACATCACTATCACACATAGGACATACGTCTTTAGTATTATCTGATTCTTCATCCGAGTTATAGTAATCTTCAATTACACTACCATCTTCACGCAAATATTGTGTAAGTGTATTATAACTCTGTCCTGTCCAACGACACTTTGTACACTTGTGTGTTGGTTCTGGTTCTTTAGTAGGTTCTACCCAGCTATCTTCATCACCCAATTCGTATGTAACTTCGTAACCACCTTTACTCATGGTCCACATGTTATCTTGTTGGTGGTCCCATTCAATTTCTACATCATTATCCCATGCCTCATTGATGACATCTTCAATGTCAATATCACCTTCTTCTATTTGCTTGAGCATGCCTGTGATGGCATCTTCATCATGGTCTGGATAAATTTCACTCAACAAATCTTCGTCAAGTTCAATTGCATATTGGACATCACATTGATGCCATTCGTGTTTTACGATAGTTACCATTTTTTATTCCTTATGTCATCGGTACTGGTTTAACAGGTTCTACTTTTTGATCTAGTAATTCAGGTAGATCATAGACGATTATACACTCAGGTATCTTAATTGTATATAGTACAGTTGCCCAGAATAAAGTTCCGAAAAGAAAGCCAATAAAATATTTCATATTATTTGAATGTGTTGAGGGCAGGATTGTAAGTTTTAATTAGTTCAGTTTCTCGTTTATGGGCTTCTGCCTTACCACGAATAATTTCAATTACACCGTAATTGAATGACTCTGTACCATAATTGCGAATACTTTCGCATAGGCCCCAGTTTTTTGACTCTGTTTTTGCTCGTTGAATATGTTTGCGAATACGGACATATAAGGATCTTTTTACTGTGGTGCTCACAGCAGTTAATCCAACATATTGCTCACCTGTTTCAGTATTAGTGATACAGTAGATAATGTGATTACGGTCCGTACGCTTTTTTCTATTCATAAATGAATTATAGCACGGAACAAGATTATTGTCAAATTTTGGCTAAAATGTGTGTTTTTTACAACACATCTTTACTCAAAAGATCCAAGGCCATTTGTAATACTTTAGACTGACGTTCTTTTACGTCAATTTCCCATGGTAAATTTTGATATTCTTCATGTGTAAGTTGGTCAGGGGTTTTGTTTGTATAGGGAATACCTCTCCAATAGTAATGACGATTGGACCTAAATTCTAGTAATTTTGTGTGTTTTTGATTGACATGAATAAGTTCATGTGTGAGGATTTTAGGTAAATCCTCAAAAGATAAATCATAGTTAAGACCTATACGATTAATCGTATACATGTCAATTCCACCATAGACTTCAGGTCCTAAATCATATAAGCAAACTTCTAATATAGGAGGCAATTCTATAACCTGAGCTATTGCATTACCAAAATAGGTAATAATAGACTCATGTTTATAACTATGTTGATTATTTTTGTAAAAATATCTGATATCCACACATTATTTATGTGTTATCAGGGATATCTTGTGGTTTAGTATATTCATAATTAGTCGTGTCTATGTTTTCTCTGAAAACAATAGCACCATTTCTAAGATGAAATCTACGTGCAGTTTCTGTTTTAGGACTTAATGTTACGAACCTAGTTACCGTTGGGTGTTGTTTTTGTATTTCTTTTACAGCTTGAATCAATAACTCTTTACCTTTACCTGCCTTGTAACTCCATATTGTATAAAATACAGCTGTAGTAGGAACTACATGAGTAGTATTCAAGTCATTTACATTCTCAGGAACAAAATCATGAAAGCTAACACATACCATTGCTTCTGGTTTTTCTTCTTCAACTAGTGCAGCTACCATTCTACCATTGCTTACTCTAAAGTCTTTTGAAATTTCAGGGCGTACAGGGTCATCTTTGATAAAGTCTAATAAGGCATTTGATAAATCTTTGATGAATGTTAGCATAGTAATCGTATTTATGCCATATTTATAATATACGTACTTTATGCGTTATAAATTGTTTTCAGGCTTCTCTCGACAATGAGTTGCCTTTCTTTACTAGACCTAGCTCCTAGTACTGTAATATTGTAAAGTTTTTCGTGTTCATAAACTAGCATAGTTATGCAAAACCCTGCCGCATTTGTGAATCCTGTTTTGATAGTAATAATCCCGTCACGCCCAAAGTATCTGCTAGTTGGATTACCTTGAACTTTACTGACTTGTTTCTTTTTACCTTTCTTTGTCATAACTATAGTTTCTGTGACTACTTTTTGACTTTTTGCGGCATTTTGTACAATAGAAAATTGACTAACTACTTGTGTCAACTGAACAATGTCGTTGACGCTACTATAGTTCATTGGGCTTAGACCAGTGGGTTCGACAAACCCTGTATGAAACATACCCAACTCAAATGCATGTTGATTCATTGTGCGAACAAAGTTTTGTCTACCACCGGGGAAGTTTTCGCTTAGTGTTTGTGCAGCTAAGTTATCACTAGAGATCAATGCTAAATTAATCAAGTCTAATCTAGACAATACCATACCTTTACGAATATGTGTATTTGTTACACGGCCATCTTCTACTGTGAGTTTTTCATTCAAGTCTTGTTCTTCTTTGAGAACTGTATAAACTGTCATAAGTTTGCTAATGCTAGCAATACTAACTTGAGTATTATCCAATGATCCATCAATTACTTGATGATCAGTTACATTATATACAACTGTTGTTGCCTTTGCAAATACAAAAAATGGTAATAGAATCAATACAATCAGAATTTTTCTCATCATGTATTTATTGTAACATATCTTTTGAATACATACAATATACTTGGGTCAACCTCTTAGTTTGAATTTGATGTATTC